ATATTGATGTTCGTAAATGGGAACAACTTAAATCTAAATTACCATTAAATAATATTAAGCATGTTTGTATTGATGTAGCAAACGGATATACAGAACGTTTTATTAATTTTGTTAGAGATTTTAGAAAATACAACCCAGATGTTATTATTACAGCTGGTAATGTTGTAACTGCGGATATAACTCAGGAGCTTATACTTAACGGTGCTGACGTTGTTAAAGTTGGTATTGGTCCCGGCAGTGTTTGTACTACTCGTTTACAAACTGGTGTGGGGTATCCGCAACTATCGTCCATCATTGAATGTGCTGACGCTGCTCATGGTCTTGGTGGACATATTGTTGCTGATGGTGGCTGTGTTTATCCTGGAGATGTCGCTAAGGCTTTTGCTGGAGGTGCCGATTTTGTCATGCTTGGTGGTATGCTAGCAGGCCATGAAGAATCAGGAGGAGAAACAATTACTAGTGATGGACAAATGTATAAAGTATTTTATGGTATGTCTTCTGAAACAGCTATGAGCAAATATTCTGGTGGTGTAGCTGAGTATAGATCAACAGAAGGTAAGACAGTTAAAATTCCATTTAAAGGACCTCTAATTAATACTATACAAAGTATGCTTGGTGGTATTAGAAGTACTTGCACATATGTTGGGGCTTCTAAGCTTAAAGAGTTATCAAAGTGTACAACTTTTGTCAAGGTTAATAACACACATAACAAGGTGTATGAATAATGTCAGAAGATTTCATTCAAGAAAACTATACTTTTACAAAAGACGTTATTATAAATAGTGATATAGACTCATCCACATCTATTGATTTTTATAATAAAAATAATCTTCCTGAAGTATTAAGATGTTGTCTAGAGTTTTTACATGCTAGTGGATATACTTACGTAGAAAGACTTGTTGCGGTAAATTCAGATGGTAAAGAATTAGCATCAGACGATGACATTGATGAAGATGTTATTAATATTTTATCTGATTTAGTCGATCAAATGGAAGCTACTAAAAAAACTAATAAAAAACCAAAATTAGAAGTGGTAGTTTCAAATGATAATGATTCGAATAGCAATAACGATTCTAGCTAGTTTATTTTCTTTTTCAGTTTTAGCAGCTCCAGAATGGGTACAAAAGCCTATACAATGTGCATCACCACAAGAAGTGTTTGAAAGACTAGATGCTGATGGTCTTAAACCTTTATTAGGAGGGACAGGTAATGCACGCGTAGAAAATAATATGTATACAAAACAATATGCTTTTCTATACAACGAAGATAATAATTACTGGGCATTTATAGAATTTTTTGATGAAGAAACCATTTGTGTTATAGTTGTAGGAGAAGGCGTAGAATTTGACTTTTCCCGAAAAAATGAATTATAAATAATAAAACCAGGTTGCTCCTGCAGTGTAAAATAGCTAGCTTTAAACTATAAAATAAGAAAATTTTTTGGAGCAAGCTATGGATTTCTATGAAAATCTTTTTATCACTACACTTATAACAGTCGTCGGCTTTATAGCATGGCGAGTGTGGACTATCGAATCTAATCATCTAAGACACCTCAATCAAGACATTCAAGAGCTAAAAACAGACATTAAGTGGCTCATCGAACATCACAAAAACGAAAAAAAGTAAAAAACCTCTTATAATAATATAGGAGGTGTGATATGGCAAGACGTGCTAAAGTAAATCTGTCTGACAATATTAAGTCATTACTAGATAAAGAAAAACCTGAACGTAAAAAGATTAAACGTTCTCGTAAACCTATGACTCCAGAGCAAAAAGCTGCTGCAGCTGAAAGACTTAAAAAGGCTAGAGCTAAAAGAAAGCCAGCTGTTGGTAAAACGCACCATGCAGTTTGTTATGATGAGAAGCTTCAGTTTAAACCTCTTAAAGATGTTTTAGGTTGGTTAAAAGAAGCTAAAGAACAAGCTTATTCAGCTAAAAAAGATATGCAACGTTTAAAAGACGGGTCTAAAGAATGGTCTGTTGCCTCTGATAAGTACCATTTTTGGTATGGTTATGTTAACGATATTAATTGGTATCTTAGACATGGTGATTGGATATCTAATACTTTTGGTTCCCAACAGCAAAATAAAACTAAATGGAAAGTTGTAACTCCTGCATATTATCCTGATGGTACAAGAAAAGACTTAGCCTCTGCTCCTATAATAGATGACAAACCTAAAAGACGTAGAAGGAAAACAAAATGAAACTATCTAAAAAGACGTTAGCAATTCTTAAGAACTTTGCTACGATTAATCAATCTATTGTAGTTAAGCCGGGTAATAAACTTGAGACTATTTCTAATGTTAAAGATATTTTTGCTAAAGTAGAAGTAGAAGAGACTTTTGAAAATAGTTTTGCTATCTATGATCTTAACGAATTCCTAGGTGTTGTAAGTCTATTTGAAGACCCTGACTTTGAGTTTGGTGACGGTGAAGTAATGATCTCTCAAGGTAAAATGAAGCAGAAATATTATTACGCTGACCCTGCTGTTATTACAGCACCTCCTGAAAAAGGAGTCACATTACCTTCTATTGAAGTAAAGGCTGCTATGAAAAAAGAGCAATGGGGTGTAGCTATTAGAGCAGCATCAGCTAATAATGCTTCTACTCTTACTTTTACTAATGGTAATATATTACTACACGATAAAGGTGTACCTAACTCTAATAATTTCGTATTTGAAGGTGTAGCTAATCATGAAGTAGACTATAATTTATCTATAGCGGTAGAAAAGTTAAAGATGATTATGGACGATTATGATATTGAAGTTTGCTCTAAAGGTTTAGCTCGCTTTAATGGTGCGCAAGGTATCGATTACTATATCGCTTTATTACCGGATGGTAGTTATGGGTCTTGATAAAAAAGAAAGAGATGTTCTAGAAGGTACTATATTTGATGCTCATTTTGCTGCTAACAAATATATTGAAACTGGAAAAGACATTCATAAAAAGCTATTAGAAATAAGTGTTAAAGAAGCTATTGATACAATGCAGTTATTAAGTAATGCTGTTAAGGAAGATGAAATGGTAGGTAACTATAAAATTCACATATTAGTTCCGCTTCAATTACTTGAACTTATAAAAATGAGGGAAGGAAATGAGAGCAAATAGAATTCATAAAAGCAAATTTGCCAGATTAAGAAGAAGAGTTTCTAAATTTGTTTTATCTTGTAAATTCTATAAAAATGTATGCGAAAGAAGAAAGAGAAAGGCTCATGAAAAAAGACTTCGACGCAAAGTGGTCAAAGACATTTAAAGATTTTAACTCTTTAGGTAAATCAGGTGTAGTTACAGGTAATGCTGTTGCTATAGAAGTAAACGGCGTAGTATATGAGACGCTAAAACAAGCTAAAGAAGAGACAGGTAAATCTCTTTGGTGGCTTAAAAAACACGGAAAACTATTATAATAATACTGTGCGAGTGAGTGGTGATGAATAACGATTTCCTTTATGTAGAAAAATACCGTCCTAAGACTATTGAGCAATGTGTATTGCCTGATAGTATTAAGAGTGTTTTTCGTACCCTTAGAGATAAAGGAGAAATCATTAATCTATTGCTCTCTGGTGGGGCAGGTACTGGTAAGACCTCAGTAGCTAGAGCTCTTTGTAATGAACTAGATTGTGATTATATTATCATTAACGGCTCAGAATCGCGCGGTATCGACATGGTAAGACAGCAAGTGTCATCTTTTGCTTCTACCATGTCGACTAACGGCAAGGTGAAGGTTGTGATTCTCGATGAAGCGGATTACATCACACCCGAAGCACAAGCTGCTCTCCGCAATTTGATTGAGTCCTTCTCTTCATCTTGCCGTTTTATACTTACTTGTAATTTTAAAGCTAAGATTATTCAACCTTTACATTCTCGTTGTTCGGTAGTTGACTTTACTATAGATAAAAGTGAACTACCTAAGTTACAAGCTGAGTTTGCTAAAAGAGTAATATCTATACTTAATAATGAGCAAGTAGAGTTTAATACAGAAGTTATCTTAGAAGTTATAAAACGATACTTTCCTGATAATCGTAGATGTTTAAACGAACTTCAACGATATGCTAATATTTCAGGAAATATTGATACAGGTATCTTATCTGTCGTTGATAGCTCTAAAGTAAAAACTCTCGTACAGTTTATAAAGAAGAAAGACTTTAAGTCGTGTCGGCAATGGATAGCTGACAACCCTGATCCTGATGTGTTGTTTAGTGAACTATATACTAATATATCTAGTTTAGTAGATTCTGCATCTATACCTGAACTTATCTTAATTATGGGTGAATATCAGCATAGAGCAGCTTTCGTAGCTTCTCAAGAGATAAATCTAGCAGCTTTTGTTGTAGAGATAATGAAGAGTGTAAAATGGAAATAAAAGAAGGTATTTTTAGACTATTGAAAAAAATTATTAACGAAAACAGCTTAACTCTTGCTGTAGTATATACACTTGGTCATGTAGTAATTGCTATGAATGTAGTATATTGGTTAACAGGATCAACCATATGGGAAGCAGGAGTTGTAGCCTTAGTCGAACCTTGCATAAACGGGGTATGGTTTTATATTCTACACAAAACATGGGTTAAGTTAACAAATGGAAATTGACCTGTTTGGTAATGTAATACAAAAAGAGCAAGAGTATGATTCAAAACCTGAAAGTGAATCACCTTTTGTTTATATGAATTATATTTCTAAAAAAAGTTATCCTAATAACTTAGATGGTTATAATCCATTTCTCACAAATCTTGGTTTTAGTCAAAGTCAAGAAACGGTATTGTATGCCAATGAAATGAATAAATATTCTGAACTACCAGAACAAGCACAATTCGATTTCTATTACTATAGCTTACCTAAAAAAAATTATTTTGCTAAATGGGCTAAAAAGATGAAAACAGAAGATACTCAAATGATTATGGAGTATTTTAAAGTTTCATATAAAGTTGCTAAGCAATATGAAAAGATATTACAGCCAAAACAAATGAAACAAATTAAAGTTTGGTATGAAACTAGAAAAGGAGGAAAATAAATAATCTAGCGGGTCTTCTTAATTATGGAAGATAAAAATGTTAAATAATTTATTAGAGGTGCGATTGCGAGAAAAAGATGACTTCCTCAAAATCGTCGAGACTTTAACTAGGATTGGCATTTCATCAAGAGATAAAAAATTAGTTCAAACTTGTCATTTGTTTCATAAAAGAGGCAAATATTATATTTGTCATTTTAAAGAACTATTTAAAATTGATGGTGTAGATAGATCTAGTATTACTGAAGAAGACATACAAAGAAGAAATGCTATAGCCAAACTCTTACAAGAATGGGGGTTATGTTCTATTGTGTTAAAAGATAAAGCAGAACCTAGCTCATTAAGCAAAATTAAAATCGTTCCTTATTCAAAGAAAAATGAATACACCCTTAAACAAAATTACACTATCGGTAAAAAGCTCTCTGATTAGATTATAATAAAGGTATGGATTATTATACTAATATTGTTCGTCGAGGTGACAAGCTCTTAATTAGAGGTGTTAGAGACGGAGAAGAGGTTCGTGACAAAGTACGTTACGAACCTACTCTGTATATAGAGCATCATAAAGATTATGGTTTTAAATCTCTTTATGGTAAAAATCTTAAACCTATTGACTTTACTAATATGAATGAAGCTTGGGAGTTCTCTGCTGAACATAAGGACTCTAATCTTAAAGTATATGGCTTTCCTAGATTTGAATCTCAGTATTCGCTAGAGAATTTTGGTGATGCTGTTAACAAATGGAATAAGAAAGATCTGAGAGTCTTTAATATAGATATTGAGGTTTTTTCTAACGAAGGTTTTCCAGAAGCTAAAGATGCTGCATACCCTGTTACAGCTATATGTATTCATGACTCTAAAGTAGATAAATTTATTACTTTTGGTCATGGTAAATGGAATGAAGCAGAATCAATACTACCTGAAGATATTCGTTCAAGAGTTGTTTATGTAGAATGCAAGACTGAGACTGATTTATTGTCAAAATTTCTACAATACTGGAATAAGTACACACCTAATATTGTTACTGGATGGAATATAGAAAAGTTTGACTTTCCTTATCTGTACAACAGGCTAGAAAATATGGGTATTGGAGGTCATAAGCTTTCACCGTGGGGAAGAGCATCTCTACGTCACATTCAAACATCTAGAGGCGAAGAGATAGCTGTTACTATCGATGGTGTAGACCAGATTGATTACATTGAACGCTATCGTAAAACTAAGATTCAAGAATCATATAGATTAGACTTCATCGCTTCTGTAGAACTAGGCGAACGTAAGCTTGATTACTCTGAAGTATCAGGTTTACATATGTTGTATATAGAAAACTTTCAAAAGTTTATTGACTATAATATTCAGGATGTTAACTTGGTTAAACGTCTCGATGAGAAACTAGGTCTTATTGACGCGCAAATTATGATTGCGTATATGGCTTGTATTAATTACGGAGAAGTCAATTCTACTGTTAGAACTTGGGATAGTCTTATCAATAAAGAGCTACAAAAAGATAGAATTATTCCTCACTTTCATATTACAACTGCAGAATCTTCAGGTAACATTCCAGGTGGTCATGTTAAAGAACCTCAAGTAGGTAAACATGGTTGGTGCATGTCTTTTGACTTAAACTCTCTGTATCCTCATCTTATTATGCAGTTTAATATTTCTCCAGAAACGTTTAGACCTGAACAGCAAGTCTGGCCCATGGAAGGTGACATGGAACGAGTGCAAAAATTCTTGTCTAAAGAGAAGTTTAAAGCACCTAAAGGATTGTCAGTATGTGGGTCGGGATACGCGTTCTCCAATGAATTTGAAGGGGTAATACCACGTCTAATGCGTAGATTGTATGATGAGCGTAAAGTAATCAAGCAAGCTATGCTACAAAAACAAAGAGAAGGTAAAGACGATTCACTTGAGAATCTACGTCAATACGTGATTAAGATTCTACTAAACTCGGGCTATGGCGCGTTTGTTAACAAGTATTTTAGATGGTATGATCAACGTATTGGTAAGTCTATTACACTATCTGGTCAGTTAGTTATTCAGATTGCTGAACGTGAGATTAATAAGTGGATGAATAAAGTTCTACAGACAGAAGATGTAGACTATATTATCGCTATTGATACTGATTCTAACTATCTCAATTGTCAGCCTCTCGTAGAAAAATTCTTTTCTAATAAAAGTAAGGATGAAATTGTAGATATCTTAGATAAGATTGCTAAAGAGCAGGTACAGAAAGTACTTGAAGCTGGCTGGCAAGATACAAAAGAGTATCTTAACGCATACGATCAAAAAATGGTTATGGAAAGAGAAGCTATTGCATCTTCTGCTTTCTGGACTGCTAAGAAGCGATATGCTATGTGTGTATGGGATATGGAAGGTGTACGTATGCCTCCAGATAAACCTAAGCTTAAGATTCAAGGCTTAGATGCTATTCGTTCTTCAACTCCTCAATCTTGTAGAGATGCTTTGCTTACTATGATAAGACTTACTCTATTAGAAGATGAAAAAACTGTACAAGAATATATTGCTAACTTTAAAGATAAGTTTGTAAATATGCAGTTTGAAGATATAGCGTTTCCTAGAACTATGAATAATATTACTAAAATGACTCAATCATCAGGTTTTGCTAAAGGTACACCTCCACATATTAGAGGTGCTATTCAGTTTAATCGTTTGCTTAAACAATATAACTTAGAAAAAGACTGGGAAACTATGAAAGATGGAGAAAAGGGAAAGTTTATTTACCTCAGAGAACCTAATAATATTGGTACTAATGTGTTATCTTTTAATCACACTGTTCCTAAAGAGTTTAGCTTTTCTTCTTACATAGATTATGAGAAGCAGTTTGCTAAAGCTATAATTGAACCTATGGATATTATTCTTTCTCCTATTGGTTGGACTCCAGAAAAGCAAAATACACTAGAAGATTTCTTTTCATAATAAATAGATAAAAGGAGATTGTAAAATGAATATTTTACTTTGGATTGCAATTGGAGCTTTTATTGGCTGGAATTTTCCACAACCGTGGTGGGCAAAAGCTATTCAGGAAAAAATTATTAGTATGTTGCCTAAAAGGGATTAAAATGGATATTGATATTGTAAAAAAATTTGGTTCTTTAGCTAACTTTAGAGATTTTTTATCTGAAAAGATTAATGACGGAGCAGAAATTTCTAGAGGTAAGGATAAGACTGATACATCTAAAGAACAGAAAAAAGAAAAAAAGATTTCTAAAGAAGTAAAAAAGAACGCTGATGGTTCCGCTACAGAAACACATTATGATACTTCCGGAGAAGAAATGCCGGCTCCTGAAGATATGCCTCCTCCTACTCCTCCTGTAGATCCTGCTGCAGCTCCTGGATCTCAAATAGCTGTTGGTAAAAAAGATGTGGATGATGTAGAAGCAGACCCCAAAGCTGTTCCTATTAAAGTTTCTGGTCAAAAAGAAAAGCTTAATTTAAAGCCTAAAATTACAGTAAAAAATGATGGATCTGAACGAAAGTAATTTGGAGATTTACGCAGCTAAGTACTACAGATCAGTATCGTGTTTAAGTAAAGAAGAATTTTTAGAAGATTTTAATAGACACAAACTTGCGAAAAAACTGACAAAAAAATTTGCAGCGGAAAAGTCAGAAAATATAAGATTGTTATGTAATCATATTTTAGTTTTTACAAATAGTTTTGAACTATCTGCAGCTAAAAATATTTTAATGTACGGTATAACAGAAAAAGAAAAGAGTGTAATGAAAACAGTTTTAAATTATTTTGGATATTTACTTCCTAATGAAATGTCTAATATTAAATTCGATTTGTACACTGCTAAGAATTTAAAAGAGATGGATAATGGGCGTTAACTCAGTTGTTGATACAGTTATTATTTTTAGAATTCTTAAAAAGCTTGTAACGCCTTTTAATAAAACTGCTGCGTTTAAAGCAGGTGTCATTGACAAAAATGGTTCAATTCTTATTAAACCAGGTGATAGAACAGCAAATCAAAAAAAGACAATTACTCTTTTAGATAGAATGGTGTTTAATCTTAAAAGATTACTTGCTAAAGTACCTGGTGGTAAAACCCAATTAGCTACTTATGTTGCTGCTCTTGCTCTTCTTAAAGAACATGTAGAACAACAGTCAAATAAAGAAACATCTGATTTATTATTAGAAAAAATGGCTGATCATAACATTATTCCTCCTATAAAACATGACCTATCAACCCCAGAAGGTTTTATGGACGCTTGGGAAGAAGCTATGGCTGAAAGCATGGTTTCAGGAGCTGCTTTAGGCGGTGCTTTTTCTGGGGCAGGAACAAATGCTCAAGTAAATGCTACAGGAATGGCTGGAATAGACCCTGTTCTTGGTAATAAAAAAATCAAAAGACGCAAAGATCTCAGAAAAATATTAGACAGATAGATATAATATCTGTATGTTCAAGACACTAAGTGAATCAGTGATGCAGGGAAGTTGTCCCTATTGTAAACGAGAATCTTTCGTTTACACTTATCAAGATGAAAAAATGTTTTTATGTCATCACTGTCAAAGACATATAAGTTATGAAAAGGTAGTAAAAAATGTTAACATGGATAGTGATGGGTCTAGGAGTGAACGGTCTTTTAACAAAGTCTATATCAACTTTAGCAGCATCTTATCTAATTGTCAGAGCTTATCTGATCTTCCTAGTGACCATGACTGCATACGTTATGTACGGGATAGAAGCATCCCTTCTAGCGTTTATTCTGATCTTTATTACTGTGATGACTTTGCAGAGATTGCTAGGTATGCCAAAGTTTCGCTTCGACCATCTAAGAGACTAGTACTTCCTCTTAAAAATAAAGATAATAAGTTGTTTGGAGTTCAAGGTAGAGCTTTAGATGGTTCTGAACCAAGATATATTACCTTAATGTTTGATAAAGATGAAGATAAACTATACGGTCAAGATAAAGTCGATATGAGTAAAACTTTTTACTGTGTTGAAGGACCTATAGACAGTTTATTTTTAAAAAATTGTATTGCAATGGCTGGATCTGATGGCTTATCTGATAAATACAACTCAAACGCTGTCCTATGCTTTGATAACGAGCCACGGAACAAGCAAATTGTTGATAAGGTGGAGAGATATATTGATAGAGGTTTTGCGACAGTTGTTTGGCCAGATCATATTAAAGAAAAAGACATAAACGACATGATACTAAAAGGTATTAATGTTCAATCTGTGATTGAACAAAATACCTACGCTGGTTTAGCAGCTAAAATCAAGTTTAATGCATGGAAAAAAGTAAATGGGTAATAATTTAAAAGTTGATTATAATAAAGATAATCTTCTAACTGATTACGCGGTAGGAATGTTAGAAGATTTTTATATGTTAGAGCATGAAAAATCACCTCAAGACGCGTATGCAAGAGCTTCTACAGCTTGGGCAACTTTTAATGGTGAAACAGATCATGAATTAGCTCAACGTTTATATGAGTATGTTAGCAAAAAATATTTTATGTTCGCATCTCCAGTGTTATCTAATGCTCCAAATGGTAAGAAAAAAGATAAAGGTCTTCCTATTTCATGTTTTCTTACTTATGTACCAGATACTTTAGAGGGTCTTATTAGTCATAGCTCTGAACTTCGCTGGCTTTCTATTTACGGTGGAGGTGTAGGTGGGCATTGGTCTGATGTCCGTACAGTATCTGATATTGCTCCTGGACCTATGCCTTTTTTACATACAGTAGATGCTGATATGATTGCTTATAGACAAGGAAGAACACGTAAAGGTTCATACGCTGCTTATATGGATGTCTCTCATCCTGATATTATGGAATTTATTAATATGAGAATTCCTACCGGTGACGTTCAACGAAAAGCATTAAATTTACATAATGCAGTTAACATATCAGATGAGTTTATGCATTGTGTGTTTAACAATGAACCTTGGCATCTTAAAGATCCAAAAGACAATTCAGTAAAGGAGACAGTTAATGCTCGTAAATTATGGGAACGAATTTTGGAGATTAGGTTTCGAACCGGAGAACCATATCTTAATTTTATTGACACTGCTAACAACGCGCTTCCTTCCAACCTAAAAAATCTAGGATTAAAAATTCATGGATCTAACCTTTGCAATGAGATACATCTTCCAACAAGTTCGGAACGTACTGCAGTCTGCTGCCTTTCGTCTCTTAATTTGGAACTATATGATGAATGGAAAAATACGACTATTGTCGAGGATATTATCACTATGCTCGATAACGTTATTCAGTATTTCATTGATAATGCCCCTGACTCAATCTCCAGAGCAAAATTCTCAGCTGAAAGAGAAAGATCAATAGGATTAGGTGCTATGGGGTTTCATTCATATTTACAAAGAAACGGAATTCCATGGGAATCAGAATCAGCGTCAGTAAAAAATATCATGATATTTGATAATATCAAAGATCAAGCTGTAAAACAGTCAAAACTTTTAGCACAACAAAGAGGAGAATATCCTGATGGTATTGGAACTGGTCTTAGACATGCGCACTTACTTGCAATCGCTCCCAACGCCTCTAGTGGTATCATTCTTTCTACTAGCCCTAGCATTGAGCCGTTAAAAGCTAATGCATTTACACACAGAACAAGAGCAGGATCATTCCTTGTTAAAAATGATCATTTAAAAAAGGTGTTAGCGAAATATGAAAAAGATAATGATAAGACTTGGTCATCAATCATTACAAACAAAGGTTCTGTGCAACACCTCAATTTCTTATCGGATAAGGAAAAGAGTGTATTTAAGACTGCTCAAGAACTCGATCAAATGTGGGTTGTACAACATGCAGCTGAGAGACAAAGATTTATATGCCAAGGTCAGTCTGTTAATCTTTTCTTCCCTGCAGGAAGCCAGAAATCCTATGTTAATAAAGTACATCTTAGCGCCTGGGAAAAAGGGCTCAAAGGTTTATATTACTTACGGACAGAAGCAAAAAGCCGTGCAGAAACTGTTGCAGATAAAGTCGAGAGGATCGCTCTTGAAGACTACAAAGGTACAGTCATATACGGGAAAGACGACTGCCCGTTCTGTGAAATGGCTAAAGAAGAATTCTTAATGCGAGGCATTGAGTTTGAGTTTATTAATCTCAAAGAGATTGGTAAGACTGCTGCAGAGGTAACAGGCAGAGATGTAAAAACTGTTCCGCAAATTTACTATAATGGAAATTATGTAGGAGGCTATGAAGAACTTATGGCTATGTTACATGATGATGTCACAATGGAAGAAGGTGACGAATGTAGAGCGTGTGAAGGATAAGGAGAACAATATGTCTACATATACAGATGAATTACAACAAGAATTAGACAGAGTTACTTTAAGAGGTAGTCCTGACAAGGGATCTTTTGCAAAGTTAGCATCTGTTATTTGGAGAATGGATCAACGTATTCAAGCTCTTGAAGAGCAAGTAGTAGTTGATGATAAACCTGCGAAGAAAACTTCAACTAAAAAAGGTGATTAAATGTCAATGTTAGAGGAATCTAAAACTTATAAACCTTTTCTATATCCTTGGGCTGTAGATTTGGTTAAAAAACATGAAGAAATTCATTGGGTAGAAGACGAAGCTGAGCTTTCAGAAGATGTTCAAGATTGGCGTACAAAACTTAGCGAAGAAGAAAAAGAATTTATTACTCATGTATTGAGATTATTTACACAATCAGACGTACAAGTGGGAGCAAATTATCATGATTTTTTAATTCCTAGATTTAAAAATAATGAGATTAGAAATATGTTAGCTTCTTTTGCTAACAGAGAAGGTGTACACCAAAGAGCATATGCCTTACTAAACGATACGTTAGGTCTACCAGAAGAAGATTTTCATAAGTTTTTAGAGTACTCAGAAATGGCAGATAAAATTGAATTTATGCAAGATAACAATACCTCTACACATACAGGTCTTGCCCTTGCTTTAGCTCAATCAGTATTCAATGAAGGTATGTCATTATTTGCATCTTTTGTAATGCTACTTAACTTCCAGCGTTATGGTAAGATGAAAGGTATGGGTACTATTGTTGAATGGTCTATTCGTGATGAATCTATGCATGTTCAAGGAAATGCAAAAGTGTTTAGAACATTTTGTGAAGAACACCCTCGCATTGTAACAGATGAATTAAAATCAAAAATTTATCAAATGTCTAAAGATTCTGTTGCTTTAGAAGATAAGTTTATTAGACTGGCTTTTAAAGGTAATGCTATTGAAGGTATTACTGAAAAAGAAGTTAAGCAATATATTAGACATATTGCTGATAGAAGACTTCTACAATTAGGTATGAAACCTAAATTTAACGTCAAAGATAATCCTATTCCATGGCTTGATTGGGTTCTCAATGGCGCTTCACACGATAACTTTTTTGAAAAAAGAGTTACAGAATATTCAGTTTCTAACATGGAAGGAAGCTGGGGTACTTATGAAAAGGATGCTGCATAATGGAAATGTTGCAAGCTTTAATTAAACAATATGAAGGTGAGATTGCAGTTGCTCAGGCTACTATTCGTATCTATATGAATAATAGCGTAGGCATTGGTGAGCATCCTCAGCACGCAGAAGAGATTGATACTTTATTAGCAACTATTGCTGATCGTCAAGACAAAATTGAAGCTGCTGAGGGGATGTTGGACACCAATCCTGTAATTCTTTAAAACTTGAGAGATGACTCGCTCTTAATCTTATGTTTAACATATCATTTAAACAGAGCGGGTCATCTCTAAATTTCCACTGTAGCAAAAATTCTTGCATTTTTGCATGAGCTTTAGAATTAAACTCTCTTATAACTTCTTTAGTTAATTGCCCTTCATATTCTTTTACAATAGAAGATGAACCAAAGTACTTTTCGAATTGTTTATCTGGTTTGCCAGAATAACCAATATAATATCTACCGTCTGGGAAATAAGTACAATATACTCTATGCACTTTAGGTAGTGCTTTTTTTCGCTTTCTCATAAAGTATTTATTTAAGTTGTTATAATAAATATACCGTACAAGATTGATGATCGTGTATAGAATAAACGGGCTGGACTCGGGGGCAGTACCCGACGGCTCCACCAAATTACATGGAGTATATATGTTTTTGAGTTGGATAAAAAAGTTTTTTGCTGTAGGTTCTAGAGATTTAAGTCTTCATAGAGCTCATACAACAAAATATGAAGATCTTTGCATGTAATTGCATGGGGCCGAAATAGGATCGACAGACGTAGTAAAGGTATACGTAGATTAAGTACATTAAAAGTAACTGCAAAACGCAAGTCTACTTTCGCTTCAATCCTTAGCACAAAGAGAGAAGTATCTTCCTCAAGTGCTCAGGCTCTTGCAGCAATAGCCTAGTCGATTTAAGTACGATTAGCGGGGTGGGTACTACCTGGCAACAGAAGTGCCATTATAAATAAATTGACGCCGATAATCGGGTCACTTTTTAACTGTCCAAATATGGAGGTATAAATGACAGGAAATTTTGCTTTTCCTAGGAATGTTTTCCTAGGGTTCGATCACATCTTTAATGAACTAGATCACATTACAAAACACGCACAGGATACTTATCCACCACACAATGTTGTGAAAGAAGGTGAGATGCAATATGTGCTTGAATTAGCTGTAGCTGGCTTCAAAGAAGATGACATTTCAATTGAATTGAAAGACCATATTCTTACTGTAGAAGGAGCTCGCGAACGTCGTAGAGAGCCTGAAAAGTATGTTCATAAAGGTATTTCAGCTCGCAAATTTAAAAAGTCATACAGACTGTCCGAATATACGGAGGTAGTCGGAGCTAAACTCGAGGATGGAATTCTTGCTATTGGATTAGAAGTAGTCCTTCCAGAAGAAAAGCGTCCCCAAATGATCAAAATTAATGCTGATACAAAGGGGATTTCAAATGACAGCACTAGCACTGAGAGGTTACACTCTACTTAAAACTGGATTCATTGCAACAATTTTTGCATGGATGACAGGCCACATGTCTTCGCTAGGAAGAGCTATTATGGTTTCAAGGCAAATTGAAGCCAATCAAAGGTTAGCTCATCTAATGAGACACGAGTACCCAAACGAAAATTATGCTGGTATTCTAGCAATTCTAAATGAAAAAACTTTGAAGGAGTATTACAAAAATGATTAGTTTATTCAAGAAGATTTTCGCAATGGAAACTCCTACTTCAGATAAAACTCCTCTGAAGTATAGAGAATATCAATATACTCTTGCAGAACTAGAGCGTAGACTCAATGCAGAAGTACAGGGATATGGGACTAGATACTAATGAATCCAAGAACTATCTTAATCATTAGTAGATATCTTAAAAAGGTACAAAGTTAATGTGGCCATATACTGAAGAAGAAAATGACTCATTAAGTTAAAATAAATATAAGGAGTGGGTAACTGCTCCTTATTTTTTTAGGAGGATTTATGTACGGAGAACCTAGGACTTGTAAAAAATGTGGTCATGGATGTCACTGCTATCAACCAGATTGTGATCAATGTATAAACGATGTATGTGTATATTGTGAGTGTGATAAAATAGAAGTAAAAGAAATAGTAGATATACCTCAATCGTTTTACAGAAACCCAGGTTAACAACATATTAAAGTTTTATGAATTTCCAATTAATCTCTTTAAATATTATGTCTTTTAATATAGGAGATTTCAATGAAAAGACTATCAATTATTTTAGCAGCAATGTTGCTTTCATCCCAAGCATATGCTAGAGATACTATTTCAATCGTCGGATCTTCGACGGTTTTTCCTTTTGCAACAACCGTTGCTGAAAAATTTGGCCAAAGAACAGAATTTAAATCACCAGTTATTGAATCAACAGGTTCTGGTGGTGGAATGAAGATGTTTTGTAAAGGAGTAGGAACTAATACTCCTGATATTACAAACTCTTCTAGAGCTATTAAGAAAACAGAATTAGAGTTATGTGCAAAAGGAGGAGTAACTCCTATTGAAAGACTTTTAGGTTATGATGGTATTACATTTTCTCAATCAAATGCAGCAGAAACAGTAGCATTAACAAAAGAAGAAATTTATAAAGCTGTTGCATATAATGTATGGAATGGAACTGAATTTGTAGTTAACCCTTATAAAAAATGGTCTGATATCAATCCATCACTTCCGAATAAAGATATTGATATTATGATTCCTCCAACAACTTCAGGTACAAGAGATGCTTTTGTAGAATTAGTTATGCATAATGTATGTCGTAAAGTATATAAGTTAGATAAGAAAGTTGCTAAGAAAGAGTGTACTGCTGTAAGAACAGATGAGCATGTAGTACAAATGGGTGAAAACGATAATTTACTTATAGAAAAACTACAAGCTGATGACGATCGTTTTGCTGTATTTGGTTTTTCTTTCTTAGATATGAATAGAGATAAAGTAAAAGCTGTTGCAATTGATGGAGTAAAGCCAGAATTTGAAACTA